ACCGGACTTTCCTTATCGGCTGAACCAGCAGCGAGCGGAGAAGTCTTGTCAATTCTTCCCGATGCTGCTGCGGCATTCCATTGGCGAGTTCGTCGGGCATCCGTTCCACCTCTCGCCGTGGCAGGCTTTTATTAACTGGAACCTGTTCGGCTGGGAACGGGAGGACGGCACCAGGCGTTTCCGCAGGGCATTCATCAGCGTTGCCCGCAAGAATGGCAAGTCCTCTTATTGTGCCGGGCTGGCCTTGCTGCTGACAGCGGCAGACCGTGAGGCTGGTGCTGAAGTTTACATCGGGGCGACGAAGCTGGACCAAGCACGCATCATTCACAAGGAAGCCAACCGGATGCTGCGGCAGTCGCCGTACTTGGGGCGGCACGCCAGCATCACCAAGGACAATGTCGCATTCGAGGCGACTAATTCATTCCTGCGGCCACTGGGCAGCGACAAGCCATACGACGGTTTGAACCCTCACGGCGTATTCTTTGACGAGCTGCACGCTTGGCAGGAATATCACCGGGACTTTTACGCCACGATGACGACGGGCAGTGCGGCACGGACGCAGCCGATGCAGGTGATGATTACCACGGCGGGCAACGACCGCAGCCGCATCTATAACGAAGAATTGACCTACACTCGCGGCGTTATTAAAGGCGACTGGCAGGACGATTCAACGTTCGGCATCATCTACGAAATCGACGAAGCGGATGACCCGTTCGACCCTGCTGTCTGGGTCAAGGCCAACCCGAATCTGAACATCTCGGTCAAGCTCGACTATTTGAGCGAGCAAGCGACCAAGGCCAAGAACAAGCCGCAGGCCCGGCACGACTTTATGCGTTACCACTGTAACCGCACGGTTAGCTCTGTGGAGAACGGCATCACTGCGGAACTGTGGGACAACATCGCCGCACCGCTTTCCAACTGGGACGAAGCGGACGCCATTGCTGCGGGTGTCGACCTCGGCGGCAAAGACGACCTTGCGGCATACGGGCTGGTGGCAAGGTTCAAGGTTGGCGAGACGGAAGACGATGCCGGGAACCTACGGCCTATCTACCGCTACGAGATGCGGAGCCGGGCGTTTATCAGCGAGGAATCACGGCGGGATTTAACGCAGCAACCGTGGTCGCACTGGATACACAGCGGCCAGTTGGTCAAATGTCGCTACGTCGTGGCCAGCCTACGTGATTCGCTGCTGGACGAATGCGAAGAACTTGGCATTCAGATGGTGGCGTTCGACCCGTATAACGCCAGCCAACTTGGCGACGAACTGGACGCGGCAGGGCTGACGGCGGTGAAGATGCCGCAGGCTCATCACCATTTCAACGAAGTGCTGCTGGAGTTCCAAAACGCAGCGGTCGAGGGGCGGCTGCGTCCGGCAGTGAATGACCCGGTGCTGCGGTGGTGTGCCCTTAATATGAGCATCAACCGCAACAGCCGGGACCAAGTGATGCCGGACAAAAAGCACAGCAAGGAAAAAATCGATGCGGTTGTTGCGTCTTTGATGGCGATGCGTGCGGTGATGGTGTGCAAGTCGAAGTTCACTGGCAGTCTGTTTATAGGCTAATGGAGTAGCACTGATGGGATTCGGACTCAATGGCCTGATTAAATGGTTCAGCGGAACCGATGACGGCGTGACGCCAGTAAACCCGCACACGATGCTGGGGCTGGCTGGCGTGTGGTATGCGATGTCGAAAATCAGCGGCATGGTCGGCCAAATGCCGCTGGAGATTCGCCGCAGACTGGACGGCGGCGGCAGCGAAGATGGCGTCGGGCACGCAGTTTGGAACCTGCTACGGTGGCAACCCAACGACTACCAGACCGCTGACGTGTGGAAGGAAACCATACAGGGCCACGCTATTGGCTGGGGCAACGGGCGTGCGGTGGTGATTCGCCAGGCAGGCAGGCCGACGGAGCTGCTGCCGCTGATGCCTGACCGGACGAAGACTTACATGGTCGGCGGCGAGAAGTACCACGTAACCAACCCGAACATGGACCACGACCGCATCGCTGCCTACGCTGGCGACTTCGAGGCGGCGATGACTGCCAACCCTGAGACGACCGTAGTCATTCACGACCGGGACGTTCTGCACATTCAAGGCTTCGGCTATGACGGCATTGAGGGCAAGTCGTTTGCCAGCGTGGCCCGTGAGTCGATTTCGATGGGCCTGAATGGGCAGCGGCTGGCGACGAAGCAAAGCGAAAAGGGATTTACCGGCAGGCTGATGCTACAGGCTCCCCCCGGCTCATTCCGTGACGAGAAGCAGGCTGCGGAGTTCCTGACGACATTCCGCAAGCATCACAACGAAGACGGGGAACTGGTCGGACTGCTGCGGGAAGGCGTGACGGCGAACGTGCTGACGATGTCTAACCATGACGCCCAGTTCGTCGAACAACAGAAGTTCAACCGCACGGACATCATGCTATGGTTCGGCCTTGAATCGATGCCTGGCGATGAAAGCCGTAGCAGCTACTCCAGCCTTGAGCAGAAGCAGCTCTCGGAGCTGCAGTCCTGCCTGAACCGCTGGCTGGTCAAATGGGAGATGCAGTGCCGGGCCAAACTGCTGACCGACCGCGAGAAGATGGCGGACCAGTATTACTTCAAGTTTAACCGTGGCACGCTCATCATGACCGACATGAAGACGACCGTGGACACGCTGGCACAGGGCATCGTTCACAAGATTATCAACCCGAACGAGGCCCGGGCCAAGCTCGACATGAACCCCTACAGCGGCGGCGATGTTTACTCTAACCCAAACATCACGACGGACCAAGTGGACCCCAGCGGCGACACGTCAAACGACAACGACGCAGACGAGGCGGAAGCACCAAACGCAGTACCAGCGGCACAGGCCCAGCTCCAGCACATGGTCGGCGTCGAATGTAACCGTATCGAGCAGCGTGGCCTGCGGGCGAAGAACTTCGTGGACTGGGTCGATGGGTTCTATGCTCGCTGGCAGGAGCGGCTGGAATCGACAGCGGGGGCGGAGGACTGCGACGTGGCCGGATACTGCAAGCGGCACAAGGACGCACTACTGGCGGCAGCGGACAAGCAACCAGCGGAGTTCGTCGAAGCGGTCAAGGCACTGGTCGCCGGCTGGCGAGCGGATGGCGTCAAGGAGCTGTCCAGCCTATGAGCGAGCGTGTCTTCGTCTGCGTCGGGCCGAACCGTGGGGATGCCGAAATGCTGCGTCTGCTGCAAGGGCATGACCGCTTTTTCATGTTTGAACCGCTGCCAGATGCGGCGGCGTACCTGCGGCAGCACAACGCACACATCGCCGATATTTTCCACGTAGTCGAAGCGGCGTGCGGTCCAGCAACCTGCCGGGCTAAAATGCGAAGATACAACACGAACGGAGTCAGCAGCAGCCTCGGCGTTTGCACGGAACAGGCCCGGCAACTGTATCCGCAGGCAGACTTGAGCGAACAGGGCGAGGTGGAGGTGCAGGTGGTGAACCTTGGCGAGTTCCTTGAATGGTTCGGCGTCAAGCAGGTCCAGACGCTGATGACCGACGCACAGGGCATGGACTTGGCCATCCTGAAGACGATGGAACCTTACTTCCGCAGGCGTGCAGTCCAGCGGGTGATACACGAAACGGATGCCGACGGGTTCAAGCACTACGACGGACTGCCGGATAACTCGCTATCGGGTGCGGTGGCGTATATGGAACAGTTTGGATGTTACCGGCCAAGCAGAATGCCGGGCAGGAATGATTTCAATTTCGATATGGAATGGAGGCTGGAATGCTGCGGGTAAACGAGAAGACGCGGGAAATGTTTGTCTACGGCCAGATCGGCCCAGCCGACTGGGGATTTATTGGGGCCGACTCTATCGTCGAAGGGCTTGGCATGCTGGGCGACGGACCCATCAGCGTGCGTGTCAATTCACCTGGCGGAAGTGTGGACGAAGCAGTCGCAGCGGTGGAAAACCTGCGGCGGCATGGCGGCGAGGTGACGGTAAGCGTTGACGCACTGGCGGCATCGGCGGCGACCCTGTTTCTGGTCAGCGGATTCAAGGTCACGGCGGCACCTCGGGCGATGGTGATGATTCATCAGCCTCACACGATTGCCATTGGCGATGCGGCCGCAATGCGGAAAACGGCTGATATTCTGGACAAATACAGCGAAACGCTAGTCGATGCCTACGCTGCCAAGATGGATGCCAGCCGGGATGAAATCTTGGCGATGGTGGCGGAAGAAACATGGTTCACAGCCAAGGAAGCACTGGCTATCGGGCTGGTAGATGAGGTGGTCGACATCAAGGACGCACCGAAAGCGATGGCCTCGGCGTCAATGTTCCGCCATCCGCCGCAAGAATTGTTCGACCCGGCCAAGCCAGCAACGCCGGTGGAGCAGCGATTCCCGAAGCTGATTGCCGCAAAACTGCGGGCAATACGACTAAAACGACGGGACACTTGATTCGGTAATTGAAAAGCGTATTATTTCAGACGGCGGGAATGTCTCGCCACACATTTTGAAAAACTCCCGCTAGAGTTCGGTTGTCATCGACTCGACGGGCTGACGTTTGGAAACCAACGTCGGTCGTCGCAGTCGATTTTCTTTTTTTGCTGCTGACGGTCGGCACAAAAAAGGAATGACCGATGAAGACTGTAA